CATGTGCTGAATCGCATTTAGTTTGTTGTAATAAATTTGATTTTGTATATGAAACGATATTATGTAATCCATTTCAAACCCGTTGTTTTGCTTGGATAGACGCATTTTTAGGACAACCATTAAAACCAGGATTAAGAATAACAGAGACAAATGATAGAGAGATGGTAAAACAGATAATAATAGAATTAGCAAATCGAAGAAAAACAGATAAATTTCATATTCAATGTTTAAATTTGGTGGACCCGAAATATTTAAAACGGGAGAATAAGAGAGAATATTATGAGACGTATCGATGGGTAGTATGTGGAGGTTTTTTCTTAACTGAAGGAGAGGTTGGAATAAAAATCATGAATCGTTTGAAAGAGGTGTTTATAGAGACAACAGAAGCGGGATATGGACATGGAGAAGAGATGTTTTATTTGGAAATATTGGATGAATTTTTAGAGGATTTGGAACTTAGTTTTGGTGATTATGGACAGATATTAGATAATTTTGTGTATCCCCGTCGTAATTTTTGGAATCCATAAAATCCCCCCAATAAAAAATAGATTGTATTATTATCTTATAAGAAAATGATACAAATTGGAGGAACAAAACGTATACCCATATTTTTATCACAAGGAACCTATGGATGTGTATATCGTCCAGGAATTCAATGTGGAACAAATGCTACATTAGGAAAACAATTCATAAGCAAAATTCATAGAAAAGAAAAATATGCGGAGAAAGAGATTAATAATTCGAATAAAATAAAAAAAATGATACCACAACATGCAAGATATTTTGCGATATCTCTCACGAATTGTAATGTAAATGTTAAAAAAGTGGAAGGAAATGAAATGCAAAAGTGTGATTTTATAAGAAATAGCGCATCAGATATATCGGAAACTGGAAGACCAACCGTGGATTTTGTTTCCACAAAAATGCGATATGTAGATGGAACGTCTTTGGGTAATTTTTTAGATCGTGTTAAACTTAAAATAGATTCTCAAATATTTTCAATATGTAAACGATTATATTTATGTATTCAAAAATTACAAGAGATTAAAATGGTTCATTATGATTTGAAAGAGAATAATATGATTATTAAAACAAATACGGGTTTGCCAGTTTTAATTGATTTTGGTCTCTCGATTGATATGGATGTATTTATTGATAAAAATGAAAATAAGATACTTTCGGATTTATCGATTGAAATCTATCGAAAATATTTTTATGTGTATGCGACTGATTATGTTCCATGGCATATTGATATTGATATTATATGTTATATAGTACAAGAATTAAGAGAGGATGGATGGATGAATTCAATTGATTATACGCGTTTGGAAGAGATTTATGACCATTGGTTTCAGGCGTATTTAAAACGTAAATCGAGATTATCAGAGAATCAAAAACGATTTTGGAAAAAAATGAGAGAGACAATTCCGGGAGATTTGGTAAAACAGTGTTTTATGGAAAAAACACAATATTTGGAAATGTTAAAAGGAATGAATCTGGGAAATTGGAAAGACTTGGCTGATAATTTGATTTTGCGTTGGAAATTATGGGATATATATGCTCTATGCGTTTTGTAATAATTGTCGGCGTTGTTCGAATAATGCTTGAATATCCTCTTGAATAAATGGACATTCGATTCTATCATATGATTTATAATAATTATCTGGATGCAATACTACGAGAGCAAGACCTGCGATTTTCATACCGTATTTTTCTTCTAAGATTGCCTTGTATGTGTTTAATTGGAGAGTATAATGCCAGAAATTAGTGTCTGGAAAATGAGAGATGACTGGATTTGCCGCATGTTGTCCAAATGGATGTTCATTGACGATTTCTTTACAACGTTTCCAATCATAAATCCAATAATTATCATCTCTCTTATTATAAAATACCATATCAATAGAGCCGGCTAATTTTAATTCTTCATGATAAATCATCCATTCAGTACGATACGGAATCAAATAATCATAATCTTTGGCGAATTTTAAGAAATATTCGAATTCTTGTGATGTGTTTCCATTGTTGATTCCATTATAATAACATTCCACATCATAATGCATATTTGTACCGGAAGTCGCCGCTGAATCACGATTCTTATCCCACATTTCCTTGATTTCTTCTCTTGTTTTTAGATAATATTTATAGTGTGGGTCAGTATTATATTTGCGATTTGTTAATATTTTATCAATGATTGCGTCGGCATCAAAATGAGAGAAATGACTATGATTCCAAGTTGTCACCGAAGTAAATCCTTGTTGTCCATGAATTGTATAGATATGTGGACCTTCATCGAATTCAATAAATTCATCTCTTGGATGTGCATTCTTTTTTGCCAAATAAGTAGGAGGAGTGTGTGTGAGAGCCATTTTATAACAACAATAATAGAATATTTTATAGATTGATTTTATAAAACGATTATGAAATCAATTTCTGAATCGACTTCGATTCATTCTCTCGAAAATAATTCTATGATTGTGTTAGAGAGAGATAAATGTTAGAACCTGAAATCGAATATGATTATTTATTTAAAATTATATTTATTGGGGACCCAGATGTAGGAAAAACTGCGATTCTGAATCGATATGTTTCCGGAATTTATCGACCTAATATGACATCTACTATCGGAATTGATTTAATGGTAAAACGACTTTTTTTAGAAACAACCGGTCAATCAGTAAAATTAATGTTATGGGATACTGCCGGACAAGAACGTTTTCGTGCAATCACAACTAGTTCTTATCGTGGCGTTCATGGTATTTTTTATGTATATGATATTACCTCTCGCCAGTCTTTTGAAAATATTCAAGGATGGATGAGAGAATTAGATAATTATTTAACATCCAATGTAATTCGTATTCTTATTGGAAATAAATGTGATGATGAAACCAATCGAGAGGTCGAATTTGATGAAGCGATGGATTTTGCGGATAAACATCGTATGTATTTTATTGAAGTATCGGCGAGAGATTCCACTGACATTGAAAGAGCATTTTATGTAATGATTCGCAAATTGGTAGAACAATATCCGGCCAAAACAAATAATCTAAGTGTACATTCTACTGTATCTCTCACAAGTGTTTTAGAGCCAAAACCAGTAAAAAGAAAACGCAAATATTGTTAGCATGCCCAGATAATTTTGTTATCTAAATATAATAAATGTTTTTTGATAAATATTTGTCATATGATAATAAAGTTATCATTTCAATTATTTCTGCTGGAATTTGGATATATTTTAGAACCGCGGAATGTTATGCTATGTTACCACGATATTCATTATTTGCGTCTATTTTTGTAATGGGATGGGTATATCTTTACTCTTATGAACCATTATTTTGTCCAATAGGATTATCAATTTTAATTTTTTATACAAAATATAATAACATTAAAAATTTTAAGTTGTAACAGAAAATGAATATATCAAAACAATATAGACGGTTATTGATGTAAAATAATATTATTCTATCAAAATGTATGAAGGTTGGGAAAAAGAAAAATTAGATTTGAGATTGTTGGAATTGGAATCTCAATTAAAAAAACTAGATGAAGAATCGCAAAAACTTATAAATATAGAAATCAATGGTAATGACTTTTATTCTCTTGGTGGATATTTAATATTTACAAATTCAGAAGCGTTCAGTAAAACGAAATTTAAAATTTCATTAACCATGGCATCTGATATTACAAAATTTGGTATTGATAATGGTTTAATTTTTAAACCAGAGAATATACAACAGGGTATTGAGCATGTAGTTTATAAAATCTATTACAATTCGAAAAATATGGCACCCTCAGATATTATTAATGTTGATAATAAAACTATTGTACATTTAAAGGAACGTACAAAAGAAAAAATGGAAGAATTTCCAATTGTTTTAAGAAAGATATTGCTTCATAATAAATCGATAGAGACATATATCAGAAATGATGTTATTAAATCAATTTCAAATGCAAATAAATCTATAGGAGAAATGAGACAAATGTTATTAGAAGAAATTATAAAAGTATTAGATGCTTTATTGGAATTATAAAAATGTACCTATTATAGCGATGAATTCAGAAATAACTAACGCAATACAAGAATGGGTTGATATTCAAAATATTACTATTGACAAACAATTTTATAAACCATATTTAGAACAATTAAAAAATGGAGATATTGATGTATGTAACGCATTAACGTTAGATATTTGTTCATATCAAGTTGGTTGTGATATATACAAAAATCAATGTATTAACAAAACTAGATTAAAACCTATGCATTATACTGGAAATATACTTTTGTCGAGTAAACATAAAATTCCGTTTGAGATTGTTGATAGTGGTTATTTGACAACAATTTATTTGCTTATCAATGAGTTTTCATTATATTATGTAACAGTTCGTTCTGTACTTACTGGAAATATTTATGTATTGTTTTCTTCTGGAATAGTATTAACTAAAACAGATTTATACGAAAACAAAGAATTAAAAGATAGCATTATGTTATTGATAGGAAATATAACATATTTATCAAAACAAAATAATCAAATATTTTTATGTGGGCATTCAATGGGTTCTGTATTAGCCATGTATACCGGATATTTAATGTATACTGGAAAATCTCAATTTAAACATGCGTTTTTGAATAATTGTTATATTTTTGGATCGGCGTCTGCGAAATGGATGTTGAATGAATCGGTATGGAAAAGTAAACAATCAAATATTTATCAATTTATAAGTTGTGAATTAAGAGTAAATAAAACAAAAAAACGTTTGTTAGTTGATTGCTATCAATTAGAAGGAGACAATGAATTTATATTGTATCCATATTTTTATTATATATTTACAGAAAATGAAAACAATTTCATGATTGAGTCCGATAGTAACAAAATGAATGATTATTCAATTGAATATACGGCAAAAAATAGCCAACAATGCCAAAAATTACATAGATGGGCATTTTACGTTTCTTTATTGCAAAAACAAAATAGTTTACCACAAAACATTGATTTGAATTCAAATAATAAAAGTGTATCTCGGTCTAAAACATATAGTGTATATAGAAATCGAAAAAAGATATCAAACATGTCAAAAACACGTAATAACCGTGAATAAAGAAATTGAACTTATTTAAGATATATTTTTTATCTCTCAAACATATAATAACAAGAATGGTAAAATTAAAAATTATTACACCTACTATTTCTGAAGAAGTAGTAGATGAAGAAGAACAAGAGGAACAAGAAGAAAATGAAGAACAAGAAGAACAAGAAGAACAAGAAGAGAAACAAAGAATACGTGAAGAAAGAATTAGAAGACATATTGAAAAAAACGCAAGACAGGCAAAAATACGTTTAATCCAAAAAACACCAGAACGATTTTATTTATTAACAACGCGTTTTGATAATAAAACCTGGTCAGAAAATAAGGCATTTCGAGAAAAATATCAATCGAAATATAAATGTATTTATAGTTCAAATACGATAATCTCTCCTTATATACCACAAGATGCTTATTTATTTATTTTAGAAATGAATAATGATAAAAATCAAATAGAAGGTATAGGACTTGTATTAAATCGTCCATTATTAAAACGTTTTGCGATTTATGAGGATAATAAATATAATCGTTTTCATTATGGTTCGAAACATTGGATAGGAAGAGAAGAGGTTATAAATGAAGAAAATGAAATAAGAAACGCATTATATATAAATTGTTGGAAACTTTTAGAGCAACGATGTTTTAAAGGAACATCTCATTTAAAACGAGGACGTAATATTACAGCCTTTCCAATGGATATGACACATATAATGGAAGATGATAATCCAATATTAATTATTGATGTTCTTAGACAATTATTCAAGAGAAAGGAAAGTAGTTCATGATGCGGTGCGTATCTATAAACATTGTTCCTCCCTATATAAATGTTTGGTGAACCAACTCTTTTTTCACAAGGAAATCATAATGTTATGATGGGTGGTCAAATTCCATTAAAACATAGAATATTAAATATTGATTCAAAATTTAGAGAAAATTATGATTATCGACAATCCGCAAATCATACATTAACTCTATCCGAACGTATTAAAGATGTTAACACGATGGAACTCATTACTACATCAATTCCTATTACATTTTATAATATATTTTCAGACCCAAATTGTATCGACCAAGGAAATAATTATATAAAAATCACGAATGTTACTGATTCTATTGTGACTATTTTAAAACTTACCAATGGATATTATACACCAAGCACATTAAAAGCGGAAATCAATGCGAAATTAACAGCCGCATCCATTAATAATCTCTCTTATGATATTTCGAATAATAAATCAACATTTACTGTAAATGGTGGTCATACTATGATGATTACAACTAATGTCGATGCAAATGGAAACACAAATAATTCGAATCTATTGAATAATTTGGCATGGCATTTAGGATTTCGTTTCGATAGTTATACGATTACATCAAGTGCGGTTTTAGTATCTGAATGTATTATTGATTTGAAATATCCTAGATATTTATATGTAATTGTAGATGATTTCTCTCGTGTGAATGAAAATAATTTCCATATAATTACACCGGGATATAGAATGGATAAGAATATAATAGCAAAGATAGCGATTCCAAATATGAATTATGGAGAGGTGTTAGTGGCAACAAGAGAAAATGGATATTTGGTTTCAGATACCCGTAGATATAATGGAACTACACATATTGGAAAACTTCAAATACGTATTATAGATGAATATGGACAAACTGTGAATTTTAATGGAAGTGATTTTGTTTGTACTTTCCAATTATCTTAAGATATCTCGCAAATTACATGAAGTTATTCTTTATTTTCATAACATTTTCTCCTATCCAATATCCAACAACATTAAAAATAACATCTTCTACTCTTCCACAAAAAATCGGTTGCTTTTTACATTCATATTTGAATGCAAAATGTTCTATTGTTTCCCATAAAACAGCAATTACTGTTACCCATTCAATATATCCAGGAGATAACATACCTATAATTCCCCACATTTGAATATGATAAATATGCCATACATCGAGACATCCACCATCCAAAAATCCCACATACGATTTTCGATTTCCTAGAATACATTCATTACAACTCTGTCCTCTATCATC